GAATACAATGATTTTATAAATGATTTAATAGAATACTTTGAACAAGAAAATATTAATTTTAATAAAGATAAATTTATTAAAGCCTTAGGTAATTTATCTTTATTAAATAAGGATAATATTGAAACAAATAATATTATTATAGACGATATACAAAATAAATGGGAACCTTTTTAATTATAGGTAGTAAGAGTAGATGTAAAACAATTTAAGGAATAAAAAAAATGACTAATAAAAATATTACGATTGAACACATTGACACAAACAGAACTATAAAAGAAATATTTGAAAACATGTTTAAACAATTCCCAAGTGCAAAACATAATATTTATATGTATATGCACAGCGACAAAAAGCATGACTACTTTAAAGATAAATTTACTAAAGAATATATTAGAGCAATAAAATAAATATGGGAACTTTATTTGTTATAGGTAGTAAGATAAGGGTAAAACAATTTAAATAAGGAATAAATAATATGATATTAATTAAAGAATATGAAAAAAATAAAAAAGCAATAAATAGAGAAATATTTATAAAAATATTAAAAGATTATAAAGACGCTCTAAATGAAATTAATACAATTCAAAAACTATTATTATTAAATAAAGAATTGGAAACTATATTAAATGAACATCTACCTAAACATTTTAAAGTAAAAGACTTGACAACTTTAACAAAAATATTATAAATAAATGGGAACTTTTATAATTATAGGTAGTAAGATAAGCATGAAACCAATTAATATAAGGAACTAATAATATGATTATGACATTAACAGAGCACGATTTTATAAACTTAACGAATGAATTTTCACAGCATAAAGATAATTTCTCTTATGAGGGTAAAAAAGCACTCTTCAATTATCTTGAAGAACTTGAAGAAGAAGATTTTCAGATAGAGTTTGATTATATTTCTTTGTGTTGTGATTATTCAGAATATGATAATTTAGATGATTTATTTGAAGCTTATGATTTATCGCTTCTTATGATAAAGAACAAAACAGAAGTAATTGAATTTTATAAATATGACTTAGATAATTTTAAAACTAATGATTATAAAAGTTATATTATTAGGAACTTTTAATCATATTAATATTTTAGGGTATACTTGGTATACCTTAGGGCGTTTAAGTGGCTTGTAGGCCTATTGTAGAGCTTTAAAAGACTATTATATTACTATGGGTTGGGAATAACTTGTGAGTAATAAAAAAGATATATATAAAGTTGGGAACCTTAGCCCCCTTAGATAGTAGTAAGGGTATGAAACAAATTAAAAATAAGGATATAAAATGAAATATAAAATGAATAAACAAGCACTACTAAATGAAATACTATCTCTTGATTTGCCAAAAGGATTAAGATTATCTTTAATCCATAAATGTAAAAAGTTTGGATTAGATAAGGTATTGATTAAGTCTAACAATGGTATTGAAATAGTATCTAAATATAAAGCTGAATATCATAAAAATAGATTTACAGGCAGATATAATAAGACTAATATATTGAACACTGCTTGGCTTAATCTAGACGCTGAATACAACGGCTTACAAGTCATTGATTTAAGGCAGTAATACCTTAGTATAGCTAAGGAATTATAGAGGCGTTAAAGCTCAATTAGGAATTTCAACAAGGAGTTTCTACTTGGGCTTTTTCAACCTAATCCGAATTTTCCAACTTGGAAAACGACGGGGGGTGTTTCGCAATGAAAGAACCGCACACAAAATCATCAAATTTTTTTGAAAAGTTTTTTTCACAACCCGAATATTAGGGTTCCCTAATATTAGTGTGTGTGTTGGGTACCCTAATATTGATGAACCGAATAATGGTTCCCGACATTAGGGTACCCTAATAGGGTTACCCTAATAATATTTCCCTGAAAACTCTGTTTTAAAGATAAGGGATAAATAGCCCCAAGTCAAGGAAAAGATAATCAACTACCCCAAATAGATATTTTTGGGTGAAAAACACAAAAAGATGTTGCAGAGCCTTTAAGAAAGGTCGTAGTTTCATACCAACTAAATGGAGAAATGAATGAAAAATTTACAACAAAGTGTAGAAGAGTATCAAGGAAACTTTGATAAACTCGCACAAGAGAGAGCACAACTGACTGCCAGAGTACAAGAAATTGTGGTGGCCATGGAACAATTACGTGGAGCAATCGCTGCACTCAAAGGGTTAGAAGCACCCGCCGAAGAAGCATCCCCACCATCAAAAGAACCTAAGAAGAAATAATGGAATTAGAAGTAGGCCTCCGAAGATTGAAGACACTTGTCAACAAAGTAAGGGGAGCCGACATTCTTACCACCAATCCAGATGTACTGGAACGATTAATAGAGATATTTCATATCATTGAAGATATTGAAGTACCGCACTTGGTGGATTCCATAGAGATGATGCAGTTTACAACCGATGGCGAAGAACCAAAAGCTTAAACGAGGAATTATTTTTTCAGACATTCACTTTCCATTGCAAGATGAGAAAGCTCTGTCCTGTGCTTTACAAGCAGTAGAGATTGTCAAACCTGACCTGTACGTCAACATTGGTGATGTGGGTGAGTGGCATAACTTCTCTGCGTGGAAGTACAAAGGAAAGAAACTTCCTTCCTTAGAATATCAACTGCCTTATTGTGACCAAGATATTGCAGAGGTCAACGAAGGCCTAGATAGAATTGATGCTGTATTAGATAAAAACAAAGTAAATCAGCGTTATATGTTACAAGGCAACCACGAGATATGGATGGACAACTTTGTAGAGAAATATCCGTATATGGAAGACTATACATTTCCAAAGGCGTGTCGTATTAAACAACGAGGGTATAAGTATTATGAATACAACGTTCCATTGAAGATTGGAAAGTTAAACTTTATTCATGGAGCTTATGCAACCGTCTATCATGCGAAGAAACATCTCGAGACATATGGAGCCAATATTATGTACGGACATACCCATGATGTACAAAGGCACACCTTAACCAAGCTTGATGCAGGAACTATTGGGGCGTGGGGAATTGGATGTCTTAAAGATATGTCTCGAGAAAAAAACAAATGGCTACGTGGCCGTTTACATAATTGGAATCACGCATTCAGCATTGTGACCTGGTTTCCGAATGGCAACTTTCAAGTAGAAATTATTGAAGTGGTTGGTGGGAAATGTATTGTATGGGGACACGTTGTTGAAGGATAATGTATAAACGCATCATTAAAGGGGTTCCCCGTTATATCTTTAAGAATGAAAAAGAATTTCGGTCTACCTTTCCCGATACAGAATTAATTCAAGACTGGAGAGAGGGAGAGGAAAATGATTGGGTTGTCACCGATGACAACAAGATAACCCAAATATTGAAACGCAAAACAATGAAGAATACGCATATTCGTGCGTATGATAGTTATTTTGTAACTCTTTTAGGTCCGTGCTTTGCTTCTGGAAAGATGCAAGGACCACCGAAAAAAGATTTTCACACCTTTAGAAAGAAGGATGTAGAAGAAAAGAAACTATCATGGAGAGAGATACGGTTTGTGAAGATGGTGGCTCATGGCGAGAACCCAACCCAAGCATACCTTGAGTGTTTTGAAACGAACAACAAAGAAACCGCAAAGGTAAAAACATCAATTCTCCTAAGACAAACAAGGATAAAAAAAGAAGTGGAAAAAGAAATTGAAGAACTGTTGACCGATATTGGGGTTGATAAACGTTGGACCTTAGAACGTGCCAAAGAAATTATAGAGAATGAAGAGACTTCGGATGCAGTCAAGATACGTGCATTGGAAAACTTTATGAAGATACAAAGTCTCTATCCAAAAGAAAGACGCAGTGAATCCCTTTTATTAGGACAAGCGTTTACTGGGTTTAGTAAAGAAGAGATAATGGAATTAAGCGGAGCCAAGGTGAAGGTGATTGAACGTGGAAAAGAAGAAGACTAATATTATCCCTAGTCCCTCTACGATGGCAGAACGTGATGAGGTATTGGCCAAAGCGTATAAAGACTTAATTTTTTTTGGTCGTGTATTCTTACCACAGGACTTTTTACATAAGAGTGAAAGCCCTCAATTCCATTATGATGTGTCAAAAAAATTAATCTCCCACAAGCCTGGAGCTCGTATTTGTAATATTATTCCTCGGGGGATGGGGAAAAGTATTTTAGCGAAGGCTGCCATTATGCATAAGTTCCTCTTTGCCGAAACAGATAAACAAAACTTTGTGGCTTGGGTGTCTGAAGAACAAGGACAATCCATTGACCACGTAAAATATATCCGACACCATTTTGAAGAAAATGAAATTATTCGTTACTATTTTGGGAACATGGATGGTGGGAGTGTAGGAAAGCGATGGACAGAAAAAGACATTGTTACACCTAAAGGTGATAGAATTATTGCAAAGGGGTCTTCTCAGCGTTTACGAGGTAGAGCAGAAGTAGGAGTACGATATACAGGAATCATTTTAGATGACTTTGAATCAGAGCTGAATACCAAAACACCAGAAAGAAGAGCAGAACTAAAGAAATGGATTGTATCTACGGTCTACCCTTCCTTAGAAGAAACTCCTGGGAGTGAAGGTTGGATTTGGTTGGCTGGTACTATTGTACACTATGATTCGTTCCTACAAGATATTCACGATGGGGTTAGAGATGCACGTAAAAACAAGCGTAGTTACCCTTGGGATGTAACCTTTCATCAAGCCATTGAAGATGGAAAGCCTTTGTGGCCCCAACAATTCTCTTTAAAGAAATTGGAGAATAAAAGAAAAGAATTTATAGAAGCAGGGTTGGTGAACAAGTATGCACAAGAGTATATGAATGATGCTCGGGATTCTTCGTCTGCTGCGTTCAAGATAGATAGAATACAGTATTACAACCACCATTTTGAAGTAAAGAATAATTATGCCTACCTTATTAACAATGAGGAAGCAATCCCTATTCATGTGTACATTGGGGTAGACTTAGCTGCAACAGCAACAACCCGTTCAGACTATCAGGTTATTTTAGTAATAGGGATTGATGCAAATAAAAATAGATATGTTCTGGATTATTTCAGAGAGAAGATTCCAGCATTTGATATGGCAGAAAAAATAATAGGCATGGCAAAGGAGTATTCTCCTGTAAGAAGGGTTAGTATTGAAACGGTAGCAGCTCAAGAAATGGTACGAGATATGACAACCCGTATCTCTGCAAAAGAAAAAAGATTAATGCCTGGAATATTTAAAGGAGTCAAACCTCCGTATGGAATTAAAAAGGAAGATAGGTTGGAAACAGCACTGGGTCCGATTGTTAATTCTAAAAAATTATATATTAAAAAACACATGACTGAACTGGTAGATGAGCTCTTTGAACACCCCAAACCAAAGAATGATGACCTAATGGATGCTCTATATTATGCAGATTACTTTGCAAGAGCCCCAAGTAGTGCTGTGATAGAAGCCAAAAATTTTGCAAAAAGCATGGAAAAAGAAGCCAACTTAAAGACAAACAAGCTATACAACTGGATTACTGGGTCTATTGAGTAGAAACTTCTTGCAAACCGAAACCCTAATTTTGTAAATTTCCACACGAATAATTATACTTTTTTATATAAAAATAGATGAAATACGACAATAGAGCATTAGAAAACCAACAATTATTTGACAGATATAAAGATGATAGGGGTGCTTGGGAACTAGATGCGAGACAAGATGTAGACTTTTATCTTGGAAATCATTTTAGTAAAGCGGAGTCTCAAGAGTTAGCATCACGAAATCAAGCAGATGTCCCTATGGATAGAATTTCTCCTGCGGTAGAACGGCTGAAAAGTATGCTTACTTCACGGCCACCCGTTTTTACAGTGGTACCGAGAGAGGACTCTGACAGTTCATTGGCTTATCTGTGGAGAGAAATCATGGGTTTTGTTTGGCAAAACTCTGATGGTGACGCACAAGTAAAACAAGCTATCCACGATTATTGTATTGTGGGGTTGGGATTTTTATATGCATATGTAGACTATGACTCTGACTTTGGTAGGGGAGATGTAAAGTTTTCTTATATAGACCCGTTCAGAGTATATGTTCCAGCTTCATCAAGAGATAGATTTTTTTCTGATGCAGATAATATGATTTTGTCTACCATTTTATCAAATGACCAAGTATTGAATTTATATCCAGAATTGGGGATAAGCATAGACCCAGAGACTGGAGAGGAAGTAGACAGGTTGATTGATGAAATATCAACCTATGCTTATGATGACGATTATCCTGACAATGTTAATCAGAGCTCAATGAATACTTATACACCTGATACGGTAAAGGGATATTCGGATATTCATTATAAACGTTTTCAAATATTGGAAAGGTTTAGAAAAGTAAAAGTTCCATTCTATCGTCTTTTTGAGAATCAGAGTGGTCAAGAATTTATTGTAGATGAAGCAGACTTTAGAGTTTTCTTAGAGAACAATAAGAAAATGATTGAAATGGGACAGGTAGATATTACCCAAGTATTTCAAAATAGAATTAAAGTAACTGCTAGTATTGGTGAGGTGGTGCTATATGAGGCTGTGTTAAACACTGATGTTTACCCTATCGTACCCATAGCAAACGTTTGGACACAAACCCCATATCCTCGTTCTGATGTCTCCAGGGCGAGACCAATGCAACGATTGCTAAACAAACTTTGGTCTTTAGCACTATCTCACGCACAAGCATCTGCGGGTTTAAAACTGTTAGTTCCAATAGGCAGTGTTGAAAATCTTTCACAGTTAGAGAAGGATTGGGCGAACCCAAATGCTGTAATAGAAGTTGATTCTTCTCAGGGGGAGCCGCATTATCCAGCTCCACAACCATTGACTGGGGAGTTTTATAGATTAATACAGCAGTGTGAGTTTTATATAAATTTTATTTTTGGTATTCCAGAAATTCTGCAGGGAGTTGGAGACAAGGCTCCAGATACTGCACGAGGAACAGAACGATTAATTGCTCTTGGAAGTGAACGACCTAAATCAAAACTAAGAGATATAGAGTTTAGTATTAAACGATTAGGAAAGATAATGTATAATTATGGGAAAACACATTACGATGTGAACAAATTATTAAGATTGGTTCAACCCAATAACGACATTACAGAATTAATGTCACAAGTGTATACTGATAAAACAAAAATTGTGTTTGACTTAAAAAAGGAACAACACAATTTAGAACAACACGATGTTGGAATTGAATCTGGTTCAACACTACCAACCAGTAAGTATGCTGAACTGGCTGTATATATGGAAGCATATCAAATGGGAATAGTGGACCAAATAGAAGTATTAAAGAAAAACCCAGACATCTTTGATAAGGAAGGTATTTTAAAACGAATTAATCAAAGACAACAAATGGAACAACAAGTTGCTCAAATGGGTGAAACAATAAAGAATTTACAGGGAGACCTGCAAACGGCTACAAGAGAGTCTTTATCTGATAGAAAACGAACTGAAGTTGAAAAATTTAAGACTCGTTTAAAAGATATAGAATCTAACGCCAGTGCCGATAGGCGAGTAAGTAAAAACAAACTAAACGATAAGGTGTTGCTCGAATTAGAGAAATTACGTGGCGAGTTAAAGGTGATGAAGACAGAAATCGACCGTAGTTCTGCTCAACAAGACGAGACATCTTAAAGGAGAAAATAATGGAAAATCAAACATCAACAACCGATACTCAAGTTGGAGAATCTATGGATACGGTTCCAACTGGGTCTCAACAAGAAGGTACTTTAGAAGGAAATGAAGATATGAATTGGGAAAAAGAAGCTAAGAAGTTTCAGTCAATGCACGATAGAGTGTTAGCTGACAAAAAGCATCTTGAACAATACAAACCACTCATTAACTTATTAGAGCAACGACCTGACCTTGTAGAGTCTTTAAGAGATAATATTGTCGGAAAACCTGGTGAAGATAAACAAACTGAAGCATTACAGTTAAACGAAGACGAGTTCAATCCATGGGATGCGTACAATAAACCTGGCTCACCTTCATACGACTTTAGAGTTAGAGATGAAGAAGCTAGAATAAATAATGCAGTTGGCAATGCTATTAGAGGGCAAGAACAAAAACAGTTTCTTAACAATACTGTGAGTAGTCTCAAAAGCGATTATCAAATGGATGAGGGAGAGGTTCAGGAATTTATGAACTTTGCTCAACAACCAAAAGATAGTGTTCCCTTGGAGAACCTGGTCAAGTTATTCAAAATGAATAAGGGCGAATACAAAGAGCCCACAATTAAAAAGCCAGATACCACAAATCAAGCGAGAACAGCTGGAATATTGCAGGGAGGAAGTGCTCCTACGAAGTCTGAACAAGACCGTATGTGGGACAGTATCCTTGGTGCAGCCCAACGAGGTAGCCTTGCCAAACGGATTAAACGCTAAAAAACCTAATTAAGGGGGAAAATAATGGCAATTACAAGTGGACAAATGAAAGCGTCAAATCTGACGGCTGCTGCTACTAGTGCTGATTATGGACAGGCTCCTGACCAAAGACGATTATACAACTTTTCTGATAGGATAGCTGAATTAGCTCCTGAAGAAAGTCCGTTTTTCGTTTATTTGTCAAAGACTGCTAAACTCCCTACTGATGATTCAGTTTTCCGATATCTTGAAGATAGAAGTAAAGTGGATTATACAAGTAGAGAGTTTTTAGTACAAGGAGCTGTTGGAACAGTTGTTGCTGATACTAATTATTCATTTACAGTGGACACCGCAGGTGGTGCATCTGTAGATTGGTTAGTAAAAGGAATGGTATTTGCAGTAAGAACTACTGGAAGTGCTGCAGCAAATGTTGGCTTTGGACAGTCCGTTCTTAGAATAGAGAACGCACCGACAGATAATGGTAGTGATACTAGTTTTCAAGCTAGATGTCTAAGTGTCTCTGGAGCTTCTGGAGCAAACAGTGTTGCTGATAACGACAAATGTCAAGTTATTGGTAGTGCTTTCGCAGAAGGTACTGGAGCACCAGATGTTTGGTCAAGTAGTTTAGATGACGGATTTGGATATACTCAAATCTTTAAGACAGCTGCTGAAGTGACTAACACTGCTTACGCAACTCGTTTGCGTGGATATGCAAACGAATTTGAAAGAGTACTTGCACTCAAATTGAGAGAACATAAAATAGATATCGAACGAGCTATGTTGTTCAATCATAAAGCAAGAAGTAATGGGATTAACTATACAGAAGGTATTGTTGGACAAGTTATCAAGAATAGCACTTTTGTATCAGGAACAACTGATTTAAGTTACACATCTGGAAAGGCTTATGCCCGTTCTATGACACAAGCTCAACTAACTTATGACAGATTGCTTTCTGATTTAGAAGTAATTTTTGACCCAGCAAGAGGAGGCTCAAACGAAAAACTCGTTATGGCTTCTTTACCTATAGTTACCATTTTCAATAAACTTGGTGACGGTGCATTTATTGATGCATCTGTTGGCTACAGCAACAGTCCATATAGAGTTAATATGAACAATGCTGAAGGCTCATTCGGTCACAAAGTTATGGAAATTAACACAGTGCACGGAGACCTATACATGGTGAAACAACCTCTATTTAGAGGGCACTCAGCTGGATTAATGTTGATGGCTGATATGTCTCAACTATACTATAGACCTCTAGTTGGTAATGGAATCAATCGTGATACTCAAGTTCAAACAAATGTACAAGCTGCAGATGAGGACTTAAGAAAAGACGTGATTCTTACCGAGGCTGGTCTTGAGGTATGTTTACCTGAAGCTCATGCACTATTTAATGTAGAAGGAGTATAGTAAGATGAGAAGTGATTATCTAAATGAAAATAGTGGTAAAACGGCATCCTACGAGAAAAAAGCAGAACTAATTAGTGCTGCAAGAACTCTTGCTGCTACTGATAGTGGAAAAGTTTTCTGGCTAGAATCTTCTGGTGGTGCCTTTTCAATTACTCTTCCGACTGGAGGAGATATTGGAGACGGTATGCACTATAAGTTCTGGGTTCAAGAAAACACACCAACTGCTGCAATAACGATTGCAGCTGGTAGTGCTATCGTATTCGGTAAAATCAACGAAACTGAAGTTGATACTGGAGACGATGGTCCAGGTTCAAGTGCTGATGGAGCTACTGGAGTTTCTAATGTGATATTAGGAACCTCTGCTTTAAAGGGAGACTTTATAGAAATTGACGCCTTTGCAGGTGCTTGGTATCTAAACGGTCAATCTGGTAAAGACGGAGCAGTAACCACAAGTTAATATTACCCGAATCAATAAGGGTAGCAGTTTTGGATGACTGTGGGGTTGTTCGTAGAAAGGTTCAACCCCGAACATCCTAAAGATTATAACTTAATAGGAGAATAAAATGGCAGCATATAATGCTAATGTAAAAATAGTTATTAATGATATAAGCGATGCAGCTGACTCAGTATCTGGCTCTTTAGCAGCAGATATTATAGCAGCAGTGAATGCTTTAGATAGTACTAGTCAAGCAATCATAGACATTCAATGTGTGAAACTTGATATATCAAGAGTAGCTTATATTATATTATATACTTAATGGATAAAAATTGTCAGTATTGTGATGCTCCCAATCCTGAAGGATATTTTAATTGTCGTTCTTGTGGGAAGAGGGCTTCAAAGCCTAGGTGGACACCACAGTTTGTTGTGAGAGAAGACAATTCTTGGGCAAGAGCAATTAGGACAGACCAAGTAAATTTTGGAACAAAAGATATGAATACACATATAAAAGAGAACCAGAAAAAAAAAGCATTGAAAGCTAATAAAAAATTACACGATTCCATTCAGTGGGATGATAAACCCATAACAGTTAAAAATTAGTGGGAAGGAATACCAAGAAATGGGGAAAAGAAAAAGCAAAGGTGAGAAGAATTATGAAAAAAAGAAAACCATATCCAAAACCTAGAAAACCTAAACGTAGAAGATACTAATGAATAAAACTTTTGCAGAACAAATGAAAGATGTATTGATAGGCTTAGGTGTATCAGATATAGACAAATTAAATGTTACAGAGATTAAAGAATTATACTTTGATATGGTATATAAAAGTGATGAAGAAGGATTTATGAATCCTGGTGAAATAGAAAAAGAACTTTTTAGTCCTGAAAATAGTTTAATGCAAGGAGCTATTGATGACAAACAATATAAAAAGATTAAAGAATTAGAAAGTCCTTTGTTGGAGGTTCTTGAACAAGGTAAGCCATATGGACAAAATGGAAAAAACTTGTATGGAGATAGTTCAGAAGCTGTTGCTGACTCTTTAAAATCTTTTGGAGGTAAGGTTGCATGGGTAGAATCAGATAATATACCAGATAGAATACAAGAATCAGGTGGACCAGGAAGAGGTAAGTATCAGTATGAAATGAATGTATTTACTGGAGGATTAGATGAAAACCCTCAAGGGGCAGCAGAAACTGCTGTGAAAAGATTAATAAATGCTTATGAGGGATATGGTATGGAAATACCAAAAGAATGGTCTACATTACTTGATTTAAACAATCTAGATTCCCCTTCGTATAATATAGACTTTTCTAAACTTCCAGAAAATTTACAAGATGAATTGTTTTATGCAGATAAGCAACAAGACCCAGATTTTAAATTAGGAAAGCTAGGCTCTGGAGAGCTCTCTATGGAAGATGCTTGGTTAGACTTTCATTGGTCTGGATGGAGCAAAGAAGCCAACCCTCAACAAGCAAGAGGAAAAAAAGCCAAATGGTATAGAGGAAAAATAAAAGAAATGAATAAAGGATATTAATAATGGCAACGTTTAAAGTACAAGTAGAAGACATAACAGGTTCTGTAGGAGATGATACAGCAATAAGTAGTTGGCTACAAGACGGAGCTAAAGAAGTTATTAACTTTATACCTAAGCTAAGACTTGAGGAAGTAGCATCAACTTCTGTATTTGAAAATACTGTTGATGTTGAAGGAAAAAAAGTTTTAGGAGTTTTAAGAAAAGATGCGAACAATAGTAGTTTTCTTACTCCTTGTATAAAAGTTGCACCAACTAAAAAAGGAATCATACAAGACTCAAGCAACATGGAATATGCAACAACAAGTGACCCTGCATATTGGGTTGATGGAGATACATTACAAGTATTTCCTACAAGTGCTTCTACAAACGATATGTCTTTAGTTCATATCAGTTTTGATTTTTCAGCAGTTACTTATGATGATTCTTCTATAACAAATTTCCCAGACGAAGCAGAACCAGCAGTTGTATTGTATGCAACAAGAAATGCATTACAACGATTAATGACTGATACAATATCTAATTCAGACATTACTACTGCCTTAACTGCTGTGAATACAGAATTAGATGAAACCCAAACAGTCTGTGATTTAATTAACACACAAGTAGATTCTGCTGTAGCAGAAATATTAGAAACAGTTACCACTGTAGATGATAATGTAGATACAGCTTTAGCAGCAATGAATACATCAGCAGACAAAATTAATGCTGCAATAGAATTAGCTAATGCTGAGTTTGATAAAAGCGATGCGTTGTTAGACTTAGGAGAAACCGATACAGAAGGAGATATTAATACAGCTTTAACTGCAATCAATACAGAATTAGATGAATTACAATCTATAGCAGATAATGTACATACAGAAGTTCAATTAATAAATGCTCAAGCAGATTCTGCTCTTACAGAAATAGGATTAGCCAACGCTGAAGTAGATAAAATGGCAGCAGAAACTGGTTTAGATAATGCTGAATTAGATTTAGCTAAAGTAGAATTAGCAGAAGCAGCAGTATTAGTTGATAGCGGTATAGATACAGCCACTGCAGCAATCGCTACAGCAGCAGGAAGAGTTAATACAGCAGTAGCACTTGCTAATGGTCAATTTGATGCAGCGGTTTTAGAATCAGCTCAAGCAGAGTTAGAAGCAGATGATAGTGCAGTAGCAACTGCATTAGGATTAATTAACACTCAAGTAGATGCAGCCGTAGCTTTAATCACTGCAGACCCTGGTATCAACGATAGATTAACAGCTGCAGAAGCTGCAGTAGATTTAGCAGCAGCTGAAATAGTATTAGCAAAAGCAGAAGCTGCAGAGATAGCAACTCAGACAGATAATAGTGGAGATTTTGAAACAGCACTCGATGCGATTAATACAGCTGTAGATAGGTTTAGAGCTGATGGAGGAGACCCAGTATTATTTGGAGATGAGTCAGAATACACCACAGGTACAGGGTTTACTAAAGTAAAAGATGCATTAGATAATGCACAAAAAATTGTTGATGATGGAGCTAATGCTCCAACTGGAAATGCAGCGGGGGATGCGGCAACTTATTTATATACTGATGAAGATGTAGAATTAATGAATGGTGCTTTATCTATTGCACAAACAGAACAGAATAGAGCAAGAATCCATTTAGAAGAATTTTCAACTGCTGTTAATGGATTGTCAGCAGAGATAAATGGTTTTGCAACAGAAGTAACATCAAGAGTAAACTTTACTGGAGCAAAAGGACAAGCAGTACAAGCATATATTAGTACTGCACAAAATCGTTTATCAGAAGCACAGGCCGAAATAGGAATAGCTAATGGATATAATTCTGCAATAGGAGCATATATTAATTCTGCACAGGGATATGCTGCTGAAGTACAAGCATATATAAGTACAACTCAAATGTTTATTAATACTGCATCAAATAGAATTAATGCTGGTAATGCATTTTTAGCAGAGGCGAATGCGAGTGCGGGGGAAGCACAATCTTATATGGGCGAAGTAAATGCTAGAATATCTCAAATACAAGGACAGGTTAGTGTTGCTCAAGGATATATACAAAATGGAGCTGGATATTCAAGAGTTGCTGATGGATATGCAAAAGCAGCACAAGGATTTTTAGGAACAGCACAAAATTATTTAGCAGCAGGACAAGGGTTTGCGTCAGCTGCACAAGGGTATTCTAATGAGATACAAACTAAGTTAGGTATTGCTTCAGGGTATGGAAACGAAGTAAGTGCTAGACTAGGACAGGCCCAAGCTAAAAGAGCCGAATCTCAATCTAGGTTGGCAGCTGGGAATGCTTTCTTACAAGAAGCAACTGCAAGAGCTTCTGAAGTAAATTCTTATGGTACAGAAGTTCAACAAAGGTTGGCACAAGTAGGAGCACAAGGAAATGTTGCAGCAAGTTATGTTGCGGCAGCTCAAGGGTATGCAGGTGAAATACAATCTAAGATTGGTATTGCATCAGGATACTTACAAGAAATGCAAGGAAGACTAGCTGTAGATACCGCTAAATATAACTGGTATACTCAGCAGTATCAAATGGTAGATGCACGATATAAAGAATTTATACAATCACTAAGAGGAACAAATGCCTAAGACAAGCTGGACAGAGCAAAGCATTGCTCCAAGTACAACTTGGACAGAACAAGCTTTATCTTCTATAGGCTCAGTTTGGGCTGAAGTTCTGGACAGTTTTTCTCTTTGGGCAAGTTTTATTATGGACTGGGCAGATGTTACTCAAAAATGGGAGGATGAATAATGGCAGCAATAGAATTTAGTGTAAGAGAAATATTAAGTAGAGTACGACAAGCAGTCCCAAAAGCTAGAGAAAACTATGTGATGAATCTAATCAATCAAGGATTGGTAGAGATGGGAAAGTATTCTATTAAAACAGAATATGGTAAAACAAATTTGGTAAATGAACAACTATGGTATGGATTAGATGATGATAGAGATATTACAATAAATAAAATATTTAGAGTAAGTATTTTAAATTCAGATAGTGAATATATACAAATACCTAGATTATTAAATCAAGAAATTAAAATAACAGATACGGAGTAAAAAATGGCAGCAGTAACCAGCACATATACCGACCCTTCCGATTCATTTGTATGGTGGGTTGAGGGAGATAAACTTGCTATAGCTACTACAGAAGACGATGGTGGTACTACAGAAACCGCTACGGGCAAATATAAAGCAGCAATCATTGGTTCTGGTTCAGACTATGTTACAAATGGATTGTTGATTTCTTATTATGCAGAACCAGACGAAGTAACAGCGGTAACTGGTTCAGGTAGTACAGTAGATTTAGACAATCAACTACAACCCCTATTAATAGATTTTGTAAAAGCACACTTATTATTTGATGCAGCAGCAAGAGAGAAAGACCCAAATCAATCTGCAATTAAAATGCAGTCTGGGCAAGTATTTTTAAACAACTTTAAGGAAGGACTAATAAGGTATGGCTCTAAAAAGAGTGACAAAACAGGCGGAACTAGAGCAATTCTACCATTTAGTTTTAAATAAATTATGGCTACACTTACAGGAACAAGAGTAAAAGACACTTATAAGGACCTATTACAGGTTTCTAATAGCAATTCTGGTATTGATAGTACTTTAAGGACTGTATCAGATGGCGAAGCTACTGATAGTATTCTAGAATTAAGTAGTGCTGCTGTTAATATTACAGGAGCTGGTACACTACAATATGGTGGAACAGCTATTACTTCTACTGCTACTGAATTAAATATAGTGGATGGTGGAACATCTGCTACCTCTACCACATTAGCTGATGCAGACAGGGTTGTTGTGAACGACAATGGCACAATGAAGCAAGTTGCCTTAACAGATTTTGAGACTTATTTTGAATCTGCAATAGATACAATAGCTAATTTTGAAGTTACAACAGAATTACAAACACCTTTAATTGCTTTTACAGATGGTGATGATGCTATTCAGATAGCTGATGGTGGTGGTGTGACTATGGCTGCAGGATTAACTTCTACAGCAGCATCCAACACTTTAGGAGCTACAAGTTTTAATGATGCAGACATTACTAATGTAGGAGGTATTGCTCTAGATACGATTACAAATGATGGCACAGATATTACATTAGATTCAAGTGGCGATATTATTCTTGATGCTGATGGAGCAGATATATTTTTCAAAGATGCTGGTACAACCTTCGGTAGTGCAACAAACAGTTCTGGTAATCTTATTATAAAATCTGGAACAACGACTGCTCTTACTTTTAGTGGAGCAAACGTAACTGGTGCAGGAACATATACTGGTGGTGGTCTAATGACTACAGGTGGCAATATTGTTATACCTGATGCTGGAAATATAGGTTCTGCTTCTGATACTGATGCTATAGCTATTTCATCTGGTGGCGTTGTCACTATGAATCAAATACCAGTATTTAGTGCTGGAATAAATGTTTCGGGTGGAACTATAGCAGGTACTCTTGCAACCGCTGCTCAAGGGAGTGTAACTTCACTAGGAACTCTTACAGCATTAACAGTTGATGATGTTGCTATAAACGGTAAAGTTATAACGATGACAGGTTCTAGTAGTGATACGGCTGTATTTACAGCAGGAACTAACGGAACACTTAGTATTGTTACAACTGATGCAGCAGCAGCAGCAGCAAACATTCAAATTACAGCAGACGGTACAGTAGATATTGATTCGGCAGGTGTCTTAACTTTAGATTCTGGTGCAGCAATCAATCTTGAACCTGCTTCTGGTTCTGCAATTTTATTAGATGGCACAATTAGTGTAGATGCAGGAGTAGTAACAGGAGCAACAAGTGTTACATCTACTGCTTTTGTAGGCGATATAACAGGAGATGTTACTGGAAATGCAGATACTGCAACTTTAGCTACAACTGTAACTGTTACAGATAGCACAGCAAATACAAATTTCCCAGTAGTATTTCATAATGAATCCAATGCACTATTAGATGATACTGGTGCATTACGATATAATCCAAGCACAGGAGAATTATTAGTTCCTAAATTAACCGTAGCAGGAACTACGACTACAGCAGATACAGTAACAATGGAAGCTGCAAATGCAGTTATCTTTGAAGGAGCAACTGCCGATTCTTACGAAACAACACTATCTATTGTTGACCCAACAGCAGACCACACACAATATTTAATCAATCAAACTGGATATATTCCTTTATTAGCAGCATCAACTTCAACTGCAATTTCATCAACTCCTGCAGAATTAAATGTATTAGATGGATATACTGGAAGTGTTACAGAATTAAATTATTTAGATACCTTACACGCAACAGGCGTTACCAATACTGAATTTGATTATTTAGATGGAGTAACATCAAATATTCAAACACAGTTAGACGCAACACTTGATACAGCAGGAACAGGTATAGACATATCAAGCACTACAGTTTCAGTAGATGTATCAGACTTTATGGCTAATGGTGCTAACAACTATATTGTAACTGCTACTGGCACAGATGCTATGAACGCAGAAGCCAATCTTACTTTTGATGGAACGAGTTTAGGGGTTGGAACTACATCACCTGAAGGTAAAGTCCACATTTATCAATCTGATGCAAGTGTAGCTCCTGATAGTGATGGAGATGATTTAGTTATTGAAAGTAATGCTGATACTGGTATTAGTATTTTAGCAGGAGAGAGTAATGGAGAAACTGGCTCATTAATCTTTGGAAGTGATAATGATGCCTATGGAGCAGGACTTGCTTATCATTATTACGATAAAACTCTTTCTTTAAAAACTGCACACTCATCTGGAATATTAAGATTAGCAAGTGCAAATAATACTACTGCTATGACTATTGATAGTTCGCAAGATGTAACTATTAATGCAGGTAGTTTAACATTACCAGTTGCTGAAAAACTATTCTTTGGTGGTGGTGCACATACTTATATCGGAGAAGATGTAGATGATAGATTAAGATTCTTTACTGGTGGTGCTGAATTTATGCGATTTACTGAAGATACTTCCAATACATTAACCTTTTATCAACCAATGAACTTTCAAGCACAAACAGTTGCTAATGTTGGAGATGTAA